TACGGGACATCAGCTTGCCTATGGACAGCACGAGTACAATGAAGCCAAGAAAGATAGGCCATATCGCAGAGATTAACTCTATGTATTCCATTATTTGCCCACAATTTGAGTATTCCAGATGTCAAATAGAGTCTCTAGTTTTTCGTCATGAGTCTCGTTGACACCGGAAACTCTGTTAATGTCAATCTGAAGCTCATTCATGCGTTCCTGTAGACGCTGTAGTTCTGCCTGTCGGTCTTCCAGAGCCATGATCTTAGCATTCTGTATCAGATCATCTGGTAAGGCTCCTCGCAAACCAAGTGGCCATTCACGGACAAACGCAGCATTCTCCTTGATCGTCATGTCCTGTATGGACTGCCCGTGTTCCAACGTGGTGATACGCGAGTTTAAGTCAGCGTACCCTGCTGTGACAATAGCTACACCCAGTATTAGACTCACGAGATTCCTAAGCGGTATTGTGAGGTCCGTGTTGTCACTTAATTCTACCATAGAATACTAACCATAGCAGCAGAAGCTGTAGTCAACACAGTGCCAACTACTAGCCACGCAAGCTTTTCCCAACGAGCAGCATGAGAGTCCGTGACTTTGCGTAGCTCACGGAGTTCTACTACTGCTTCAGCCCAGCGCTCACCACACTCCTTCTCGTGTTGTGCAATGCGTTCAAGGGCATCAATGGCTAAGTTGCGTTCTTCTTCGGTCATGGCTTTTTCTTAGCGTGTCCGATGTTAACCGCAAGTAGATCAACAAACTGCTTCATCTTGGCTACAATCTTGTCGTCCTTGTCCGTAGGCGTCATTGCACTAACTACGGACGCAAGCGTTACTGTAGCTGTCATCCAGTTAAAGATTTCCCATACTATTTCCATTAGTTAGCTCCTTCAAGTTGTGCGACTCTGGCACGAAGTGATTGAATTTCTTTAAGCATCATTGGGACTAGCTTGCTGTAGTCCACGCCCATCATTTCTTCTGGATCTTCTGGTGCTGACACAGCTTCAGGTGCAACAGTGACAAGCTCTTGTGCCACCATGCCGTATTTCTGATGTGATCCGTCAACCTTCCAGTCAAATGATCTGACTTGGATAGCGTCAATGTCGTCAGAAGCAGAAGGTGCGTCTACGATGTTGTCCTTGAGGCGTTGGTCTGATGAGGTGTTGTAGGCCGTCGTAGTTGATGTAACTGTAATGCTTCCTACTCCACCGCCTGCCCATGCTCGATAGAAACTAACGACCAGACCATCGTCTGGTCTACTAAATGCAGCCGCACCCGCTGAACTGACATCTTTATCAGCAGCGAATGCAAAAGCGTTAGAAGAACTACCTTCCGCATACAGATTAGCCGTTGTGTTTGGGGAAGCAGTCCCAACCAACAAGTTGCCACTTGAGTCGATGCGCATGGCTTCTGAAAAACTGCCTGCGTTATTATGCAAAAACCTTAAGTAAGAAGTGCCTAAATTCCCGTAAACGATTTCGCTTTCGCCAGAGCCATTTGACGTATTCCAATAAAACTGAGTGCCAGCAAGATTTTGATAAGCCTGGCCGCCATGATTTCGCAGCAGATTAAGAGAAGGGCTTGCATAAGCAGTAACAGCCCCACTATTTACGTCTACCAAAGCACTAGGCGAACTCGTACCAATCCCGACGTTGCCCGACCCATCGATGGTCATTGCAACCTTATTTTGTGCAGCGTCTGACCCTGACTGATTGGTGAAGAACTTTAGATTTGCACCAGAAGTGTCTGTGTACATCCCTGAGACGTTAGTGTCTACGAATCCAATACCGCCGCCGTAGTTGCCAGCGCCTGTGATTGATGGCTTAGAACCTGCAGTGCTTGCGTCAAAACCACCAGAAACCGTCAAAGCCGTAGACGGGCTGCTAGTACCAATCCCGACTTTGCCGTCTGAGTCGACACGAAGGCGCTCATTGGAACCAGTGACAACCCGCCAATCGTCACCCACGGAGCCGATATAGAGCGTACTTGCCGTTGTTCCTGAGTCTTCCATGTAGAATGCGTTAAGAGCACCACTGGTTTTTACGCGACCAGAGATTGTTGAAGAGCCAAGTACATCAAGTGGAAAGGATGGTGTAGTACCAATCCCGACGTTGCCTGTTGTGGTCACAGTGCCCGTTACGTCTACGTTGCCGCTTGGGTTCAACCCAATTTCAACGACTGACCCAGCAATGTTTTCAGTGTACAATCGTCCATTTTCTGTATCAACGGCAAGCTCTCCCCGAACTACATCAGAGGCAGCAGGAGCGCCTGAACCGAATTTGGTTATGATAGTTGTAGCCATTGTTTATCCCTTTAGTATGTGCCGCCTTCGAGCGTACCTGTTGTCATGTTGTCTGCGTTAAGTGTTGATGATGAAGTTAAGTAGCCTTCAGCTGAATGATCACCCCAGCCGTATGCTGTATTCCAGTTGGTAGAAGTCCCACCCGTGGCTGTTACAGTGCCATCTACTTCGATACTAACACCGTTAAGTAACTTGAGTGCTGTACCAGTCTGTCTAGAGACAATAACATTAGAGCCATTAGATTTAACAGCTGTCTCTATCAAGCCGTCTTCTGTGCCGTTGGTTACGTCAGAAGTTTTACCCGTGATCTTAGCGTAGACTCGTGTAACACCCGTGTCGCTCTTGCCGTCAAACTTAATCTGACCTAAGTAGTCACCGTCATCAGGTGAAGCACTGTTGCGAAAGAGTGTAAACTCTGGTCCAGCACTAGACCCAGCGTCTGTGCTAACGAAGTCTACATCTCCCGTAACTGTGCCTCCGGTTGAAGACAAGTAGTCACTAGAGTCAAATGCTTTGACCTGTGCTAAGTTAGTGACCTCTGAGTCCATCAGAGCGCCAGCTGCTTCTACGTTAGTTGCGTCCGTTACGTCTGCATTGTCTTCTATTGTGTCTAGTCTAGTCCCATCAGCAGCAACGTCACGTCCATCCACAGTCCCCGTGAGGGCAATGTTGCCTGTGATGTTTAGACCGCCTGTGCCAGTGATGTTGTTACTGTTGAGGTCTAAGTCTCCACCTAGTTGTGGCGAAGAGTCACCCACAAGGTCAGGGTTAACTACGTTCCACGCAGAGCCGTCATAGATACGAGTAGTGTTGTCAGTTGTGTTAAAGTACCAGTCACCTACAGTTACTGCGTCACCGTTGCCGTCTACAGTTGGATTAGAGCTAAGTGCGCCTAAGTACAGTCCGTCGATTGCGTCCTTTGCTGCTTCAGCTGCTGTTGCGCTAGTTGCTGCCGCTGTTGCACTGTTAGATGCGTTGGTTGCGGAGGTTGCAGCGTTGGACTCTGACGTAGAAGCATTGCTTTCAGCTGTTTCTGCATCCGCTTTAGCAGATTCTGCTGCTGTCTGAGCAGTTTCTGCGGCTGTCTTGGCGGCTTGAGCTTTAGCATTGTAGTGTAGTGCTGAGTAACCTGTAGTAACTGTGTCAGCTAGTGTGTATTGAGTGTCTTCTGCGGTTACTGCTAACTTCGACGCATCAGCTGCGCTGTCAGATGCTTCTGAGGCTTTTGTAGTGGCTGTTGATGCGTGTGTTGAAGCTGTGTCTCTGTAGCCTTCTGCTAAGTCCCTAGCAGCTTCTGAAGCAGTCTGTGCAGTCTCTGAAGCATCTTTGGCTACAACTGCAGCATCTTTAGCAACTACTGCAGCGTCCTTTGCTGTTTCAGCATCAGTTGCACTGTTGGCTGCTGCTGTTGCAGAAGCTGCGGCTGCATTAGCTTTAGCTGAAGCAGTGGCGGCATCTTCACCAACCTGTGAAGCTACTGCGTCTGTAGTAGCGTCACCAGTACCTCCTGTACCTCTAAAGATACCCATAGATTGCTCCAGCTAGGAATAAAAGAGGGGGCCAATTAAGACCCCCTAGAGTTTTTACTCGTCGCAAACTGCGAGAATAAAGCCAGCTTCAGGACGATAAGCCTGAACACCGTACAACGTGTCGGCAGTGTAAAGCGTAGAGAGGTACTCTTGCTTGTACTGCGTCTGTGAACGTACTGACATCTGCTCAGCAAGAACGATAGCGTCCTTGTGGAAGAACATGCAGCCACGAGTGTCAGCTGTAGAAGCGCTGTTTGCAGCAGCCGTCTCAATAACAGGACAGTTAGAAGACACATAAACGTCTACACCGTACAAGTTACCAATCAGACCTGACTCAACACCGCGACCGCCTACGAAGTCAGAAGACACATAGCGCTCAATACCCATAATTGACTTACGTGACGCAGGAGGCACAACAATACAGCGTCCGTCCATAGGTACGTTAGCGTCGTCCATGAGCTTGATGGCTTCACGGAAACCAAGGTCCGTAAAGTTGTCGCCTGACGTTACAGTGTCAGCAGCGTAAGTTGCTAGACCTGCAGCAGCATTGAAGTAATAGCTGTTTGTATTTACCCAGTCAGCTCCTGTTCCATCAGGTGCTAAATCAACAGTACCGTTACCAAAGCCAGTACCGACGTTCATGAGGTCAGTATCAACTTTAAGAGCCAGCGCATAGCCAGCGTCTTCGGTGTAGAACTGTCGAAGTGAAGACAGAGCTTGTACTTCAACGATGTCCTCAATGAGTCGTGAATACTCAAAATGACGATCAATAGATACAGTCAGTTCTGACTCAGTGTTTGCAATGATCGTTACTGCAGTGTCAGCAGCTTTCGCATTTGCATCGCCACGAGTTGGCTTAGGGATATGAATTAAATCACCCTTCTTGCCCGTCATTGCTAAACGCTTGACGAGTGGAGCCATCTTAAGGTTCTTTTGGTAAGCAGCAATGATCTCGTCACTCCAGATTTCTGGAATAAAAGTTGCCGCTTCTGTTTTTGCAGTATTACCCGCTGCACCGGGATATGTAGCAGTAGCCATTAGTCACAATCTCCTTTAGATTATTTGACTCGACCCTCTGCGTATGCTTTCAAGATTTCTTCTGATAAAGCTTGGTAACGCTCAGGGTCTGTACGCATAAGTTTAATAATGTCGGCCCTGCGATAAACTTTCTTACGACTACCTTCAGCACTGCCTCGTGCATTGCCTGTGTTAGCTGCCTTGAGTTGTTGCTTCCGCGACTGTTTTTCAACTGCAGCGGTCTGCTGTGCAATGTTCTTACGCTCCTTCCAGAGAGTAAACAGTTCATCAGCAGCTTCAGCATTGTACTGTTGGTCAGCTTCTACAAACAACTGAGTCCTGATCTTTGAACCTTTGATCCAGTCAGCAAACTTAGGATCTTTCAGGATGTCCTGCATGTCCGGGTGTTTGCTGTTCAGCATCGCAAGAGATGTCTGCTTCTTGTACTGAGCAGAGTACTCTTGAGCTTCTCTGATCTTCGGATGATTCTCAATAGCACGATTAACTGCTGCTTGAGGGTCCGTAAAATAGTCAATATCGTCTTCAGGCTCAACGTATTGTTGAGGTGCTGGTTGCTGCGACTGACTTGTAATAAAGTCATCCACAACTTTACGAAGTTCACCTACCTCAGATGATTGACGCCCAAGGAGCTTCTCAGCCTCTTGATGCATCTGTACCACTTCTTCTAGTGATTTACCGTGGTACTTCTCTGGTACTGTAGGTTCTTCTTGTTGAGGTTGCTCAGCGTCTACCTGCTGAATCTCGTCTACTTCGTTTTCTTCAATGTTGTCTGCTTGTTCCTCTTCGGGAGGCAAGTCAACCATTGTTGCTCTTGACATGATTAAACTCCGTGATCTTAGTCATTATGGAGGTTGCTGTTGCGGCCTGCCTTTTCGTGTTCTTTTACCCACCTCATGTGTCTACCGGGAAAGTCCCCACTAGACCCATCTAGGATAAAAACCGGAGCAGATACCATACGTATCCCATCAGCACCACAATCGCACCTACTGATCCTAGTGCCATTAGGGACAAACTTTTCTACTACATGCCCATTGGGGCACTTAAAGTCGTAGATTTTATACATCTTCTACTTCTTCGTTTTCAGCTTCTGCTTGTTCTCTAGCAGCTGCAATCGTATCTGGAAGATTGATTACAGAAGCCAAAGCAGCAACTTGGCCTTTACGAAAGTGTAAATCTTCTGCATCTTTGACTGACTGAATGTCAGCAAGTCGTGTTGCATTATTGGAAAGTTCTTGCACGAGTTGTTTGAAACCTTCGTGATTGAAGAGTTCGTTGTAGTTGTCAAAATAAGTTTCAAGCTCAGTGTTCATTGATTTCCTTTATGTATTACTACAGTTATAGTATAGCATACTTTTGAATAAAAGTCAAGCTACTTCTTTGACTTTTTTGGCTTAGCTTTAGCCTTAGCTTTTTTAGCTGCCTTCATACCTTCTTTGGTGTATGGGTACTTCTTACCTTTTACATATGGCATTATCGTTTACTCCTTTTTGCTGTCTTAGCGGCCTGTTTGAAGGCTTTTGCACTGGGTGCGCCTTTTGAACCCGGTTTACGCATCTTCTCGCCACTCCCGGCTGCAATACGCTTACGTTTGGCGTGTATATTTTCATATAAACCCTTTTTTGCCACTACCATTTCTCCTTGTTTGCCCAGTATGCCGCTGACATCTTACCTTTTGCAATATTTTTAGCATGGCGAGCCTTAAATGACTTACGCCTTGCTTTCTCTTTATCGGTCTTAGGATTTTTCCCCGCACCGCTAACTCCCTGTTGTCCAAACCGTATGGTCTTAATCTTGTCACCTTCTTTGGCGACAACAACATGGGACTTAGTAGGGTGATTAGGAGTCCTCTTTGGTTTGTTGAACCCGCTTACTCCTGCTCGTTTGAGGCTTGGGTGTTTCTCCTGTGCCATTAGCTAGTGCCTCCACCTTGCGGTCTAAGTCTCTGAGGAGTTGCCATCGCGGTTCTAGGTAGCTGTCCACCTGCCGCATTAGGCTCTTCAGTTCTTGGTCTGTTAGCATTTTGATTACCTTTAATCTGACGTTCTTTAAGGAGAGTTTCAGCAACGCGCATACGTCTTTCAAACTCTTTGTCTTCTGCATCGCCTTCACGTAAGTTTCTAGTGATGGCATTGATGCGGTCTATCTCCAACTCTTGAGGTACAGCATTGGCTTCTGCAACAAGTTTACCTGCCCTAGCTGTTGACTCCTGAGCCTGAGCAGCCAAAGCTGCTGTCTGGGACTGCTGGAACTCAAGCTGGGCCTGCTGTGCTGCCATAGCCATCTGCTGAGCTTCTGGGTTAGGCTGCATAGCTTGTGCCATAGCCGCCAGAAGTTCCTCACGGTTAGATAGATTCATGTTGTCGATGATTGACTGGATCAGTGTGTTGTACAGAGGTGAGTCTTTCTGCATGGTCTGTAGTAGTTGTACCAGCTGTGTCACCTCGTATTCCCTAGCGATGATACCCAGTGTGCTGCTTGCGTTGAACTTGTAGTCAGCTACGGGGTAGTTCTCAGGGTCAAACTGCATGTACCGATAGGCAGCTTTCTTGACAAATGGAATCAGGAAAGACTGCTGAAAGTTGATGAGAGTACGCTTGTGACGCTTAATAATAGCCCCAAGAGACATGCTGATTCCAGCAGCTGTTGCCTCTCCATTGACCTGACCTGCGATTCCAGCAGAATCGACAGCTCCTGTAGCTTGTTGTACCATTTGCTGCAAAGCTCCTGCCTGAGCAAATGTAATTTGATTAACCTGTCCGAAATTGAACGGTTGTAGAACTTCACGCGGGTCTCCACTAGTTAATATCATCTTACCCGGACGTACTTCTGGTTTTGCTCCTCTAGGCAGACGTGTAGCGTCAATGGCAAGCATTGGGTGTATCGTAAGACTCAGAGCGTCTATCCTAGCTCGCAACTCTGTGTCAAGTGCTTTCTGGCTGTTGTAGCCTTTTTCGCACACGCCACGTCCCCAGAATCTACCGGGTACAACGTCCCACGGGAAGGCTACTATTGGCCTGTCCTGCATCATGTATGGGTTAGCTTCTGCTTTCAGCAAGATGCCACCGTTGGCAATAACAACTACTGCCTCTACGTATTTTGACTTAGGCTTCTCGTCCAGTTCTACTACTTCTTCGTCCTCGTCCTGCATAGCTTTCTCAAGCATTTCTCGTGGGACTAAACCGTAGTACTTCGTTAGACGCACCTTGTCGTCGTTGTAGATAGTGATGTCTTGGTCAGGCTCAAGGTCTGTGTCGGGTGCTGCAGAGCCTACGTAGATGTCCTTATAGACTCCCTGTTCCTGCAGAAGCTCTACCTGATGTCTGCTTACGAACTCGTCCACAGCAACGCCCATAGCGTCCTCAACGGACGTAGCTACGGGGTCAATGAGGAAGTTCTGTGGCAACACAGGCTTCAGCTTAACTTTGACACGCTCCATGATGTTGACTCCAACAGCCTGCAAGTCTCCACCCATGATGGGCTGAGTTGCTGGAGCCATCTCTTTCATTTCTTCAATGACAATCTCACCGACACCTGTGCCAAACACAGCTGCATTGATGAGACACTCTGCGACTGACTTACGAACTTTACAGTCCTCAAAGTCCTCCGTCAGTTTGTTACGCAGGAACAACACGTCTTGGCGCTCTGTGTCACCCATGTTGTCACTTACGTCGAACCACTTGCCACGCCCAAAGGTGGCTTCTTCTAGCTCAGCTACGTTGGACTCAACGGCTTGCTGGAGAGCAGGAGAGATGATGCGACTACGTTCTGACTTACGTTCGCTGTCTGCTGGGTCCCATTGTCCCCGCCAGAGTCTGTAGTACTCTTCAAAACGTGCTTCGTAGTTTGACTCGTAGTAGTCACGCCAGTCTTCACACTTGGTGATTACCCAGTCTTCGATAGTCTCTTCGACCATCAAAGGGTCCTGCTCGTATAGTTCACTCATAATTAGTATCCTGCTACCACGTCTAAGATTTCATGGTCGTCAATTTCGTATTCATAGTCATACGCTACGTTTGCAAGCTGATCGACGTAAGCCAAAGCGTCCACCAAGTCGTCGTGCGTCAGTGGGTCCGGAAACTGGAACAATTGGTCCAAGAACCGACTGTTCCACTCTCCTTTGTTCAGTGTTATGTAGCCATTCTCAAACCGCCCCTGAAGCGCCCACATAACCCTGTCAGTCTTCTTTTTGTTACCGTGAGTTAGCTCCTCGACTCTAAAGAATGTCCCGTAGCGTTTCTGTAGGTCCGACAGAGGCGACATTACAGCTTGCTTAGCAATACCTCTTTCGATACCCACACTGACTGGTTCGTAATCTCGTACTGCCTGAAAAATTTTGGCTGCTGTCTCGTCAAGGCTCCATCGCCCGTAAATAATATTGTCAACGTACCAACCATTAGGACTGACCTTGACCACAGCGATTGCGGTGTCGTCAAGCTTTGTATTCTTAGTACGCTTCTTGTTGACTTCTTCAAACCCTGCCAAGTCAACTGCAATGTAGTAGTCTCCTACGTCTGGTTCATCTTCTGAAAACTTAACCCAGTCCTCTTTAAACATTTCTGACCCACGAGCTTCAAATGACGCCATAAACTCCTGACGAAACGCATAGCTTGACATAGACTTCTTAGCAATGTCGATCTCACTAGGGTCAAGCAAAGGGTTGTCATAGGAAGTAAAGTGCCAAGCTTTGTAAGTCTCGTCGTCACCCAGTTCAGCATACTTGTACAA